CGTAAATACAATTTACATTTTATCCGGTTGCCAAAATTCAACCGTCGCACCAATTCACACGTTAAGCGCGGGCGTTTTGTATTATAACGGCGAAATATTCAACTTTGACGGCGCGACCTTCACATTAACCGGTTTACAAAAGGCCTACGCAAGAATTGAAACAACGCAATTCATCACAAACGCGGATCCGGTCCAATTTACCGACGGGGTTAGTAGAAACGTTCACAACGTCCGCAAAATAGTAATTGAAAACACAATCACATCAAGCGGTTTACCGGAGTTCAAAGACTTTATCACGGTGGGGCATTGGTTAAAAGGCGACACAAAAGAAGTTGTTTGTGATAGTACTTATTTAACCGCCAATTTTGACGGTTCCGGCCTTGGGCGTTTGGAGCGTTTAGGGTGGGCGATAATGAACGGGAATAATGGCACGCCAAACGACCACGGAAAAGTCGTTATTGCTTACGGGACGGCCTACTCAACATTAGGCGCGACGGGTGGAGCAGAAACACACACTTTAACCGTTCCGGAATTACCTACAAATAACAAAAATGTACATAGTTCTGTAGCTGGTATAACTGCGGGCGGTGGATCGGGACCGGAGCCTTGGGCTCCTTCAAGTGTTAATTTTGGAGGTTCTAACGCACCGCACAACAATATGCAACCTTTCGTCGTACGCTTGCGAATAATGAAAATATAGTGATTTAAAGCAATTTACAATTTAGAAAAAATCTAAATTAAAATAAAAATTTATATATTTGTATATGACTTACTGTATAGACGAAAACATCGACGAGCCAATAATGCTCATAAATACACACATCGGATTCGACGAAGACGAAGGAATGGGAATTGACGGCGCATTGTTTCAAAAAGAATTGTTGTATTTAGACACTTTAGGTAAAAAACGGATCCAAATTTGGATTAATTCAATTGGTGGCGTTGTAATGGACGGATTTTCTATTGCGTCGGCAATATTGAAAACCAAAACACCCGTTGACACGTTTAACGTTGGTATTTGCGCAAGTATTGCCGGCGTTGTCTTTATGTGTGGCCGTAACCGCGTTGCAATGGATTACAGTCTGTTAATGATTCATAAACCAACCGGCGGAAACGACGAAAAGGTTTTGAATTTAATGCAGGAAAGTTTAATTACAATGCTAACCGCTAAAAGCGGACTAACAACAGAACAAGTTTCGTTGTTAATGAATGCAACGAGTTGGATAAATGCCGACGATTGTTTGCAAATGGGATTTGCAACAGAAATTGAACAAACAGCGGAAACGCAAAAAGTAACGGCGACAAATTACGCCGAAATATTCACACAAGCGAACAAGATTACGAACAGAATTTTAAACCCAATAACAAAAAAAAGTATGTTAAAAGTCACAAACAAACTTGGATTAAATGCCGAAGCAAACGAAGACAGTATCGTTGACGCAATCGAGCAAATGAAAAACGCAGACCTTGCAGAAAAGGAAGCGTTAATGGCCGAAATGGAACAACTTGCAGGAGCAATGACCGCGTTAAAAGAAAAATACGACGCGTTAATGGCTCAAATGGAAGCAGACAAAGAAGCGTCAGAAATGGAAGACGCAACGGAAATGATCGCCAATTTTGCAAAACTTGGACGTATCAAAAACGACGACGATAATTTAAAAATGTGGATTAACCTTGCGAAAGCAGACTTCGCAGGTACAAAAGCAATTATCGAGAATTTGCCGTTAAATGTAAGCGCGCCAAAAATTGAAAACAAAATCATTGACGCAAACGCGCCGGTTTTCAAAGAAGGCGAAGACTTTCTAAATTTTGAGTTAAAACAAATCAATAACAAAAAAAAATAATTAGACTATGTCATTAAGTACAACTTCGAATTTTACGCAGTTTGAAAAAGGGTTTTTCATTACTGAAGCCGTTATCGGTTTAGACACAATTAACAAGGGTTTGGCGTATGTAGCGCAAGGCGTTAAAAATGATCAATACACGTTTCCGGTATTGACTGCAAACGTTGTTTTAAATCCAAGAACAGCATTGCCGGTTGACAACAGCACAACAGTTTTATCAAACAGAACAATCACGCTTGGAGCATTTGAAGCGTTTGAGATTTTCGATCCTTCAATCTTCGAAAACCATTGGCACACAACCGAACTTGCAGACAAAATGTTGGCGCGTACTTTACCGGCTACCTTTTTAAATTATTTAGGTGGTTTCTACACGCAAAAAACATTTGCGCCGGTTGAAAGAATGATCCACGAAGGTTCCACAAGTTACACGACAACAGCGTCAACGCCGGCGTCGGCAAATTATTCAATCAAACATTTTGACGGTTTAATTAAAATCGCATTAAATGCAACTACACCGGCTTTACAAGTTGGAACACCGGTTGCGTTAACAAGTGCCAACATTATTGCAAAAATGGAACTTGCAAAGGCATTAATGCCAAAGGCGTTGTTAGCAAGTGCAGACCGTTACAAAAAGTTAAAATTTATTATGTCGGTTGAGGACGCGCAGAAATACGAAGACGCGTTGGTTAACACAACTTACAAAAACAACGACACGACGGAAGCAGGCTTAAACAAGTACAAAGGGTACACAATCGAAGTAACAGCAGGTTTGCCGGAAAATACTTTTTACTTTTGTGAAGCTACTTCACAAATTACGTCAAATATTCAATTGGCCGTGGCTTCATTGGATAACCTTTCGTTTATTGTTGACAAGTACGTTAATTACGCGCAGTTATGGTTTTACAAAGCCGTTGCTAAAATGGGCGTAGGAATTGCAAAACCAACGGAGTTTGTAATTTACACAACAAAAACGCTTGCAAGTTTCAACGCATAATTTGAAACAAAATAATAAGATAACCGCCTTTAAAATAGGGCGGTTTTTCTTAATTAATTAACAAACATAAACCAAATAAAAAAATGGCTTTAAACAACATTAGTTTTGTAAAAGGGAAGGGCGGTTTAGGGCGTCCATTGGCCGGAAAAGATTACATAAGCGGTTTACTTTTTTATACGGCGACTTTACCTTCGGGGTTTACAAGTACAAACCGTATAAAACAAATTTTTTCAGTTGCCGACGCGGTGGCCTTGGGAATAAATAACACGTTTGCAGACGAAACACAAGCGACCGGAGTTTACACCATTTCCGGAGCAGGAGCAACGGGGGACAGTATTACAATGAATTACACCGAGCCGGAAGGAAAAGTCGTTGTATTGGGTACATACGTTAAATTAGCAACCGACACAACGACTTTATTAGTTGCAACGGGAATTGTTGGAGCAATTAACGCCGGTACTTACTTACACGGTTACAGCGCAACAATTGGCGCACTTGGAGCCTTCACAGTAAGGGCACGAAAAGGACTTGGACTTTACGCCAATACGGTTGGACTTTTAACCGCTACAATCGCCGGAACAATTGCAGGAAGTGTGACAACACCTTTTGCGGGCGGGGTTGCATCATTGCAAGCGACGTGGTATTATCACATTTCGGAATTTTTCAGAATTTCGCCAAAGGGGTTTCTTTGGTTGAATTTTCAAGCGGTGCCGACTACTTATACTTATACGGAATTGCAAGCGTTTCAAGAGTTCACAAACGGAGCAATGCGTCAAGTTGGAATCTTTGTTGATAGTAAGGCGTTAGCAGTAGCAGACACAACAGCAATTCAAAGCGTTTGCAACCTATTAGACGCCGAAAAAATGCCGTTATCGGTACTATATGCCGGCGATATTAAATTGGTTACTAATATTTCAACTTTGACGGATTTGGCAACACTTTCAAACAATAAAGTTTCGGTAGTAGTAGGACAAGACGGAGCCGGACAAGGTAACGCGATTTATTACGCAACCGGAAAATCGGTTACAACTTTAGGCGCAACGCTTGGGGCGGTTTCTTTGTCGGCTGTTAGTGACAACATCGGTTGGGTTGGTAAATTTGATATGTCAAATGGCGTGGAATTGGACACAATCGCATTTGCGAACGGGGTAAAATTTACGGACGCGACAATCACACCAACACTATTGGACGCGATCGACTTAAAAAGATATGTGTTTTTAAGAAATTTCGCAAACAAGGCCGGATCATTTCACAATGACAGCCACACGGCAATAATTCAGTCAAGCGATTACGCATACATTGAAAACAATCGCGTAATTGACAAAGTAATAAGAGGAGTTGACGAAGCGTTAACGCCTTCATTAAACAGTCCTTTACTATTGAACGCAAACGGGACGTTGTCAAATAGTACGGTTGCATTTTTAACCGGACAAGCGACAGTCATTACAGACGAAATGGTCAGAAACGGCGAAGCGTCGGCGGTAAGTGTTACAATTGATCCAAATCAAAACGTTGCAAGCACTTCGCGTGTTGTTATTGCGGTGGATATTGTACCGGTTGGAGTTGCAAGAAATATAGTTGTTAACATCGGATTTAAAACATCAATTTAATTATGACACCATTAATCAACGGCATCAATTACAGTTGGGCCAACGTAAAAGTGATTTTGTTTGGCGTTCCGGTTGTCGGAATTACTAAAATAGAATACAAGACCAAACAGAAAAAAGAAAACAACTACGGGGCAGGATATGAGCCTATTTCTCGCGGTTATGGCAATAAAGAATACGAAGGAAGCATCGAAATTTATACCGACGAATTAAAACGAATTATTGCAAGCGCGCCGGATCGTGATTTAATGAAAATCCCGCCTTTTAAAATTCACGTTTTATTTGAAAGCGGTTTAGGGGCGTTAGTTACCGAAGACGTTTTGGCAATGTGTGAATTTACCGAAGAAGGTTTGACAGCATCGCAAGGGGACACAAAACTTTTAGTATCTTTGCCTTTAGTAATCGGACAAATAACCCGATAATTAAACAATCAAAACCCGTCTTAATTGGCGGGTTTATTTAAAAACCAAAAAAAACAAAATTATGGACGCACAAAAAAAGGCGGAAGCATTAAGCGAGAAAATGAATTGTAAAGTTTTGCCAATCGTATTTCACGACGTAGAAACGGGCGAAGACATCGTCGGGTTTATCAAAGAACCTTCGAGAATGGTAAAATTACGCGTTATGGATAAAGCAATGACGGCACCCGTTACAGCGTCGGCCGAATTATTCGATAGTATTTTTATTGAAGAAGAAAGCGACAAACGCATTTTGTCAGACGACAAATATTATTTAGGTGCAACAATGGAAGCGTTTAAAACGGTTGAAATGGCAGTTAATACTTTTAAAAAAAAATAGACGACTACGCCATTAGTGACGAAAGTAGCGAGGAAACGAAAATAACGGCGTTACTTCGCTACTTTTCGCATTTTACGTTAGACGTGGAAAATATGACAGACGACGAATTGGCGAAAAATTGGGGGCATTTACAATACGCGTTAAAACAAACCGGTCAATATAACAATTAGATAAATGGATCAACAGATAAGGTACACCGTCACGGCAAACGATATGTTGTCCGGACAATTACAAGGAATGAACCAAAACGCGCAGGCGTTGGAAGGTACAATGGGAAATTTGGGAAATGTGATCGCGGGCGCGTTTTCTGTTTATGCCGTTTCGTCGTTTGTAAAATCCGTCGTAAGCGCAGGAACAACAGTCGAAAATGCGACCACGGGATTAACTACATTATTGGGCGACGCAAGCGAAGCGTCAAGGGTAGTTCAAAACACAATGCAGGACGCGACAAAAACGCCGTTTGCATTTGAAGGGTTATTAAGCGCAAACAAAGCGTTAATCGGTGCCGGAGTGAACGCAGACAAGGCACGCGCCGACGTTTTAAATTTAGCCAACGCAATTTCGGCAACCGGTGGGGGCGACGACGAATTGGGACGAATGGTTGTCAATATGCAACAAATTAGCAACACGGGAAAAGCAACCGCGCAGGATATTAAACAATTTGCATTTGCAGGAATAAATATTTACAAAGTTTTAGCAGAATCGACGGGACAACCGATCGCGAAAGTTAAAGAAATGGAAATTTCTTATGATATGCTAACAATGGCATTGTCAAAAGCGCACGACGAAGGCGGGATATATTACAACGGTTTAGAAAATATGGCCGGAAATACGAGCGTTAGAATTTCGAACGTTGGCGACGCTGTATTCCAATTTATGAACGATATTTTCATCGAAACAAAACCGCTTATTGATATGGTTTTAAATTCTGTTTTGGATTTAGTCGCCGGAACTCGAAATTTAGTTACATTTATAAAAGAACATCAAACAGCCGTTAAGACTTTAGGCGTCTTTATTGGCTCGATTGTTACCGTAATGATACTTTATAACGCGCAACAAAAATTGTCAGCAATGTACACCGCATTTACGACCGCTTCATTTATTGCTAATACATTTGCAACCGGAGCAATGACGGCCGGATTTGCCGGAGCGTCGGCCGGTGGAATGGTTTTGGCGGGCGTTATGGCCTTAATTAATGCGGTTAATCCGTTCGCGTGGATCGCAATCGCAATTGGCGCCGTTGTTACCGCTGTTTACTATTGTTACCAAGAATTTGAAACGTTTCGGGGCGTAGTTTGGGCAATTGGTGGAGTTATAAAAGCATACGTCGGAATATGGGCGGATATGTTTTCCGGCCTTGGTCAAATCTTAAAAGGCGTTTTTAATTTGGACGTCGAACAGATAAAGTCCGGATTTAACAAAATAACCGACACAATCAAAACGTCTGCAATGCGTTTAGGTAAGTCCGCAAAAGACGGTTATACGGCCGGAATTGGCGATTTTGCGAAAGATAACGCAAAGGCAAGCGATCCAAAAGCAACAAAAAAAGGACTTGAAGGCGTTAAACCTATGGCAATAAACGCAGGCGCAGGCGCAAACGCAGGAGCAGGAAAAGCAACAAAGGGAACGTCGGGCGTTTCCGGAAGCAAAGTTGTAACGGTTAACGTAACAATTGGAAATTTGATAAATGATTTTAGAATACAAACGACTAACATACAAGAAAGCACAACGGCAATAAAAGACAAAGTATTGCAGGCGTTAACGTCCGCAGTAAACGACAGCCAATTAGTTGCAGGAAGTTAAAAAATAAAGTTATGGAAAATTACAAAGTACCAAAAGAAACAGAAAACCCGTTGGTTTTAAATACCGTCAAAACGTCGGCGGTTGTAGGTCTTGCAAATTTTGCAGGCCTTAACAATCTTAAAATAATGGACGCGCAAAATTCGCCGTACACGAAAACCGACGTGCAAAACGGATTGAAAAAGGAAGCCGAACCCGTTCAAAAATTCATTTCAAAACTTGGGACGGTTGTTTATTCAAATATAATTTTCAATGCGGGCGTAATTTTAGACGAAAACGGCGTGGCCGACAATTGGTTAGATTTTAGAATTGACGACGTTTTATTGTCGGTTTCTCAAAGCAAAAAAATTGTCACGACTGAAATACAAGGACGCGACGGAACGGTTAAAGAATACATAGGTTTAGACGATTACCAAATCCAAATTAACGGCCGTTTAAATGGAAATTACAATCAAAACCCTAAAGAATTGACGCGACAATTAAAGATTATTTTGTCAGCAGGCCAACCGCTTGAGATAACGTCTTGGTATTTGCAAAATTTAGACATTACGGACATTGTAATCAAAGACTTTAATTTCGCGCAAACCGAGGGGGAATATTCAACACAATATTTTTCTATAAATGCACTTTCAGACCGACGTTTTGAAGCTAAAATAATATCGTAATGTTAAGACCAATTACAAATATAACAATCACGCAAAAAACGGAATACACAAACCCGCAAAGCGTGATCACGAAAAGAAATAAAGTATTTTTCTTTGACTTTTGCAATTCGTGGGAAATCAACGACGGGTGGGAAAATATGACAACCGGCGGTAAAATTACGTTTCCCAAAAATATGACAGTTGTCGACGTGGCAACAAAAACGCCGTTGTCCTTCTTTGGTAAAAATAGAAATATTGCAGGGTTTAACGGTTCGCCGTTGTTAATGCGTGGCGATAAAGTAAAAATCGAAGCGTTTTACATATATTATGACGACAACCTCAACGAAAAACAAACCGCAAAAAGAGTTGTTTTCGAAGGTTACATCACTAAAATTGGAGCCAAAACGCCGGTTGAAATTGAAGTCGAAGACAGTATGTATCTATTGAAACAGTTGCCAATGGTTAACGGCGCGTATAGTGCCGGCGTAAGTTTAGAAAGCATATTGACCAACGCATTAATTGGGACGGGGTTAACGGTTAATTTATTGACTGAAACGAAATTGACTTGGGACAATTCGTTGTTAATTGTTGACAATTTAACGGTTGCGCAGTTTTTGGAAAAGTTACGAAAAGACGCTTTTTTGCATTGCTATTTTCGCGGTACTGAATTACGCGTCGGATCAATTGTTTATATTGAAGCAGAAGCCAAAACAAAAACGTTTGAGTTTCAAGAAAACATCATTTCGTCCGATCTTACATTTGTACGCCGTGACGACGTCGTTTTGTCGGCCGTCGCGTCAAATCACATTGAAGAAAAAACCGGAAAAATGACCAAGGACGGCCACGAAAAAACGAAAAATTCACGCATTGAAGTTTTGGTATGGTTTGACCGTTCCGGCAAATTTCAAAGCAAAGAAATTAAAAAAGGCGACAAGCCGGACGCCAACATTGACGGCGAAAGGAAAACGTTTCATTTTTTAGAAGCCAAAACAACCGACGATTTGATCCGGTTAGCAAAAGACAGTTTGCAAAAATATTATTACGCAGGTTTTAAAGGTAGTTTTTTGACTTTTGGAACGCCAAGCGTGGATTTTGGAGATAATGCGATTATAATAAATAAACTTTTGCCGGAGCAAAACGGAACTTATAAAATAAAGGCAGTCGATATTTCCGGCGGAATTAATGGGTTTAGGCAAAAAATACAGTTGGACTATAAAATTAAATAAATGGCAGACATAATAAGAACAATTCAAGAATTGGCAGGAACGCGCAACCAAGACGAAGTCAAATTATACCAATGCAACGTTAATTCAATTGATTTAAGCAAAAGAACGGCCAACGTGACAACAATCACGGGAACGGCCAACGTAACATTTGACGCGCTATTGACGGCCGGAATTTCGGAAGGTTTAGTTATTACACCGGAAGTCGATTCAATGGTTTATGTTTTAATTTCAAAATATACGTTGCCGTTTATTGTGACTTATTCCGACGTCACGCAGTTTGACATTATGGGCGGGGAATTTGGCGGTTTGGTTAAAGTCGTGGAGTTGACGCAGAAATTGAACAATTTAGAAAACAAAGTAAATGAAATAATTTCTATCTTTGGAACACACACCCACGGAGTTGTCGCCGTAGGTTCGCCAACTTCGCCAACATCGACGCCGGTTTCCGGATCGTTGACGCCAACGCAAAGGCTTGATATTGAAAATATAAACGTAAAACACGGAAAAAATGACAATTAACAAAGATTTTGCATTAAATAACGACGGCGACTTGCTGTTTTTAAACGGCGACTTTGTAATTGCCGAAAGTGATCAACAACACGTCGTCGATACCTGCAACGCTTTTGTTGGGTGGTGGAAAGAATTTCCCTTGGACGGCGTAGGAATTGGCAATTTTATCAATTCAGCAGGCGGGGCGCAACAATTGGCGCGTAAAGTAAAAATTGAACTTGAAAAGGACGGATATAAAGTCGATAATCCGGTTGTTGAATTTGGAGCAGACGGAAAACTTAATTTTTACCCAAATGCAAGCATTTAAACAATTTACGCAAGGTTGCACGTTGTTCGACGTTGTACTCGAATTATATTTGTCTTTGAATTTATTGCCTAAATTTATAGTCGACAATAATATCACGGATTTAAACGCAATTACAACGTCGGGGCAGGTTTTTAAATACGACACTGATTTTATTACAAACGAAATTTTGTCCGAAGAAATCACGCGTAAAAGTTACCAATTTAAAACCGGCGACTTAAAAATATTTAGTCGCGGAATTGTTGGCGAATATTTATTGATTGAAAGTTCCGAGATACTAAAAGACGAAGCAAACAACTTATTTACATACTAATAAAATGAGCAAAAAAATATCAGAATTACCGGAATATATCGGAGCCGACACACCGGCCGGCGACGTGCCAATTTCAATTGCAGGGACAACGTACCGGATCACGCCGGCAAAAATAAAAGGAACGTCCGGAAGTGGTTCAACTTTAGGACTTATAAAAATAGTAGATAAAGCGGGTGACTTTTTTACCAATTTAGCTACGGCTTCGGCTTATATTAGAACGTTCACAAGTGCAACAATTACAAATGAAAGTTATTCAAATGGTACGTTTTGGTTTACCGTTCCGAATAGCAGTAGTTTTGGATTAAGTACTTTATTTTTATCTAAAAATGGTCCTACTACTATTGCGTATATAGAAGATACATTGGGGTTAATTGCAACTTTTGGTGGTTTTGCTTTTTATAATAACGGAGGAAATAACATACTTGGTAATGTTACGTTTTCAGGGGGTGGTTGTTTTCAAAGTGCTTACGGACATAATGTATTTGGCAATGTTGTTACTAATAGTGCTAATAATTTTGTAAGCAATGGCGGTAGTATTACTATGAACAACTTTACGTGTAATACTCATGGAAGTTTTAGCAACAACACTGCAATAGTTAGAATTAATGGTAACTATTTATTTAATGGCCTTGATTTTTTTCATAATACGGGTAATGGTGCATCGGGTAGATTTGAGTTTTACGGAACTATTGGAACAACAACGGGCAACGATTACGCAAACTTTTTTCCAACAAATACCGCCGTAATTTGGGCGCAGAAAGTAATGCAAACTAATAACGCTGGAGGTATCGAGGGCGATTTAGCAAGGGCGCAAACAAATGGAGCAAAATTATTCTTTGGGTATGCTGATGGCGGGGCAACTGATTTATCGTACACCGCAAGTCCGACAAATGGTACAGTGATAAGCAGTACCGGAGCCGACGCAATAATCCCGCTTGCGGACAATACAAACGCAGGGTTGTTAAGCCCAAGTGAAAAAACAGCAATTTCAGAAATTAACAAAACACAAGTAAAACTCACAGAAAATATAAACAAAGGACAAGTCGTTTATGTTAGTGGAGCAAATGGAACTAATATTTTAGTATCAAAGGCAAGCAACGCAACGGAAGCGACTTCATCAAAGGTTTTGGGGTTACTCGAAACAACGGGCGTAACAAATGATATTGTTAACGTTGTGACGTTTGAATTATTAAGCGGTTTAAATACTTCGACGGCTACCGTTGGCGACGCTGTTTGGCTTGGTACAAGTGGAAATCTTATTTATGGTTTAGCTTCAAAACCCGTAGCACCCGCACACCTTGTTTATATTGGAGTTGTAACACGTGTAAGCGCAACCGTTGGGGAAATTTTTATCAATATCCAAAACGGTTTTGAATTAAACGAAATTCACGACGTACTTATAAACACACCTTTAAACAACCAAGTTTTAGCGTATGACACGGCTTCGGGTTTATGGAAAAATAGTAATAAATCGGTTATTATTTTAGTTAATGATTCAACACCCACAACCGCAATTACGGGAACGACAACATTAACACAAATAGGAAGTAGCATTTTAATTCCTGCAAATACTTTTAGTACAAACGATTACTTTTCTTTAGAATCTTTAGCAATTTTAAAAACCGGAGGTGCTGGAACTTGTAACGTTAGATTGCACGTTAATAGTTCTAATAACTTTGCAACATCGACGGCAATATGTTCGACTAACTTGCCATCAACGCAAATAAGTGGAACGGCTCAAAGAATATTTGAAATAAACGGTGGTAATTTAAAGAATAGAATTCCCGCTGCAGTTAGTTCTTTTACAGATAAAACAGGAAGCGCAACAACAGGGTTATCTATTACATTTAATCCAGCAGTTGATAACTATTTATTTACTAGCGTACAACTGTCAGTATCAACCGATTCAGTAGTAAGAACACAAATCGTAATAACAAAGTAATTATGCCTTTATACTCAATTTTAGATTCAGAAAATTATATCACTCATTGTATTATGAGTGATACGTGTCCCGAAAATGGCACACCTTTACTCAATACGCAATTTGTAAAACCTCGTTTAGTTGACGGCGTATTGATTGAAACACACATTCCAACAGCCGACGAATTAATCGAAGCCGAGTTCTTGAAGTACCAACAAAGGGAGCGCGACGGAATGGACGCGTATTTAAAGATTAGCGCGGAGTTTCGCGTGGCTAAATTAAGCGGTCAAATAAGTGAAGCCGAGCATAAGGCTATTGAAGAACTATTGATTCCGGTACGCGACGAAATACGCGCCGGCCAATGGATTAGCGGTTTAGTAAAGCTGGAAGCGTTAGGCTCGCAAAATATAGGAGTTACTTTGTACGGTAGACTTCATTTACAAATTTCAAATTATATCGAATTATGCTATTAATTTTAGCTTGGGTATTAATTTTACCCTTATCAATCGTTAATTACTTTTGTGTAAAAAATAAAAAAGGATATTTTAAACAAACGGCGTTAAATTTAGACAAGTTTGGTAATAGAGAATTCAGGGCGTTTTTAAACCTTTATTTTATAACGACCAACGGTTATCAATTTGGCAACCCTAACGAAACGATTTCGAGCGCACTAGGTAAAAACGAGCGAGATAAAACTTTGTTAAGGCTTGGTCAAATAATGGTTTGGATTTTGGATAAATTAGACAAAGACCATTGCAAAAAAAGTATATCTTTAAACACTTAAACAAATAACAATAATTTTACATTTTATGAAAACTTTTTTCCTTGGTTGCTTTGCGTCCTTACTTACTTTAATTATGCCGGTCGCGCCGTTCATTTATTTAGTTGGCCTTTTTATTTTGCTCGATACGTTCGTGGCTTTGCTTTATGCCTATGCCAACAGAACCGCCGGCGAATCTTGGTTTAAATCACATAAGTTTTTTAATTTTGGGTTAAAAATTTCCGTTTACGTTATTTGTATTATTGGATCTTACGGAATAGATCAGATTATTTTAGGTGGCGACGTTATTTTAGGCGTTCAATTGTTAGTTACAAAAGTTTTAACTATATTGTTCATAACTAACGAAATGGTTAGTATTAATGAAACCTACGAATTGAAATACAAAGAATCAATATTAAAAACTTTACGCCGGTGGATCCGGACGGCTAACGGAATAAAAAGGGATTTAAAGGAAATAGTAAACGAAGAAAAATAAACCAATGCGAGAAATAAAATACATCGTTATTCATTGCACGGCTTCACAGCCAACAGCAACAAAGCAGTCAATTTTAAACTATTGGAAAAACGTTTTAAAATGGTCGTCGGTTGGTTATCACAGATTAATCGACGCGAACGGAATCATTCACGAGTTGGCGAAGTACGAAGAAATTACAAACGGCGTGAAGGGTTACAATTCAACGTCGATACATTTTAGTTATATTGGAGGGATTGACGCAACCGGAAAACCAAAAGATACAAGAACACCAAAACAAAAAGAAAGTTTGTTATATCTAATAAAACAAGCAAAAAAACAGTTTCCGAACGCAATCATTCAAGGCCACAAAGACTTCAAAGGAGTTGCCAAAGCGTGTCCAAGTTTTGAAGCAAAAACCGAATATAAAAACATTTAACTTATGAAATCAATATTTAAAATACTTTTGATTTGTTTATTGTTGGCCGGTTGCGGGGCGCGTAAAGTGCAAAAAACAACCGAAGACGTAAAACAAGAAACGACCGAAACGGTAAAAGTCGACGAAAAAAAAGCAGAAAAGACAGAAACAAAAATTTCTGAAAATTCCGGCGACGTGGTTATTGAGCCGGTAAACCCAAACGCGGAAATGATCGTCGAAGGTAAAGTTTATAAAAACGCACGTTTAAGGCGTTCAAATAAAAAAGTAAATACCAATATTATAAAAGAAGTAAAAGAGGTTAAAACGGCGGTAAAACAAGCCGAGAAAAGCGCGTCCCGTGAAATAATTAAAAAAGATATTGAACGAACGGCGGTTGGTTGGCCTTGGTGGCTATTATTGTTGTTAATTATTCCAATTTATTATTTGTATCGAAAACATAAACACCTTATTTGGTTTGTATAATTAATTAAAACCCGTCAAAAGCCTTGACGGGTTTTTTATGCGCAAAAAAAACGGCCGTCGAATTGATCGCCGGCCGTTTAACCTAAAAAAACAACGGGATTATGAAACCCGCTACAAATTTAATGTTTTTTGATCCAAAACAAACCCAATAAAACGGGGTTTTTTATTTAGATTAAATATAAATAAAGTATTTTTAATTTAATTGTGTTGTGTAATTAAATAAGTGTTATATATTTGCTGAACAAAACAACAACACTTATGAAGACAATTTTATCAAAACAAAAATTTCAAATTTATTTTATTTCACTTTGCGCGATTTACTTTATTGGGCGCATAATTATTCAACAACTATTTAACATTTAAGAAAATGGAAATTACAATCAAAGAAAAAATCGAAGTTATCAAAAGCGTTACAATTGAACTTCCAGCCTATTTTAAAACAATAGCGCACCAATTTAAAATCGTTTCGCCGGATTGTTGCATACAAATAACAAATGACCATTCGATTTCAACAGTACACGCGGAACTTCCATTTAATATTCAAGCCTTAAAAAGCACCGAACAAGAATTTCAAGTCGCATTGAAAAAAGCAACTTTAAACCTTAAAAAATTAATTAACCAATGAAAACGGCCGAAAAATTAGTTATTAAATTCGCAAAATGGCTGTTTAATTTAAACAAGTAATCAAATGAAACAAGAACCACAAAGGCGCGGGCGTAAACCAACAAACCCGCAGGACGTAAAAAATTTACGTTTTCAGTTGGCATTTTCACAAAATCAAATTAACGCCGTGGGTGGCCGTGAAAATGCTTATAAACTTTTAAAAAAAGCAATCGAATGTTAGTATTAAAGAACGGTTATTGGACGCTAAACGGCGAAAAGTACAAAGAATTAACAGCAACGGACGCGATTATTTTCGACTTGTTAATTATAGATGAAAAATGTAAAAAGAATGTAAAATCAGTAAATTAATAAAAACCAATAAAAAACAAGATTATGAGCAAAGAAATGGCATTGAACCAAACAGAATGGGACTTGCACCAAAACCCTGAAAAATTTATTCCTTTAGAATTTACGGAAGAAATTAAGCCGGATTTATTCGGAATTGAATTATCAAAAGCGCAGGAAATGACCAACGGACTGTCTGCGACTTTAGCCGAACGAGAAATCCTTAAAAACGCATATATTGACGTAATAGGATTAGAAATAAACGCGGAAAGTTTGCCAATATTTAAAGAATTACGATTGAAAATTGTAAAAAATAGAACGCAAGGGATTGAAAAATGGCACGCTAACAATAAGGCGTTTTATTTGGCCGGCGGGCGTTTTGTTGACGCGGTAAAAAATAAAGAAATTATCGTGAATCAAGAAATGGAATCTAAATTGTTGGAAGGCGAAAAGTATTTTGAAAATTTAGAGAAAGAAGCGAAAAGGCTTTTGAATATTGAACGAATAGAGCGCATAAGGCCATACATTGAACACGCCGACGCTTTAGACTTTACAGAAATGAACGAATACGATTTTGACGATTTTGTTTTAGGCAAAAAAACACGTTTTGAAAACGAAGCAAAGCAAAGAAAAATCGAAGCCGAAAGAATCGAAGCCGAAAGAATAGCGGAATTAAAAAGACAAAAGGCAATCGAAGACGAAAATAAAATTTTAAAAGCGAAAATCGAAGCCGAAAGACTAAAAAGAATCGAAGCCGAAAAAATCGAAGCCGAAAGAATCGAAGCCGAAAGAATCGAAGCGGAATTAAAAGCAAAAGCACCAATAAAAGAACAATTAAACATTTGGGTTGATAGTTTTGAATTGCCGTATAGAATTGTAATAAACGAGCAATCCGAAGAAATCGCGTTGAAGTTTGAAGACTTTAAAAAATGGGCAAAAAATAAAATAAATACAATTTAATAATAAACTTTAAAATTTACAATTATGGCAATTATAGCAAAAAAAGGGGAAGGATTCGAAAAAGAATTAATCGAAGCAGGAAACTACGTGGCACGTTGTTACAAAATGATTGAGATCGGAACTTGCGAAGAAGAATTTTTAGGAGTTAAAAAGTTAATGCACAAAGTCCGTATCGGGTGGGAATTGCCAACGGAATTAAAAGTTTTTAATCCGGAAAAAGGCGAACAACCGGCCGTTATTGACAAGGAATACACTTTAAGTTTGGCCGACAAATCAAATTTAAGGAAAGACCTTCAAAGTTGGCGAGGTAAGGCCTTCACGGAAGAAGAAGCCGAAGCCTTCGACATAACTAAACTTTTGGGCGTGCCTTGTATGCTTAATATTATCCACGTCCAAGGGAAAAAAGATCCTACAAAAACATATCAAGCAATCGGAAGCGTTTCGCCAATGCCTAAAGGGTTGGTTTGTCCTGCACAAATTACAGAAACATTTGTATTTGATTTTGAAAATTACGACGAAGTAAAATTTCACAGTTTGCCGGACTTTATCAAAGAACAAATCGCAAAAACGCCGGAGTTTTTAAACGCAATCAAAACAACGGTTGAAGACGATCCCTTCGCAGAAACTAACGACGAAAATCATTTTATTTAAAAATTAGTTTTATATTTGCGTTATAGTTACGGTTTGGCGACATAGTAACTTAAAAACATAATAAAACCCTGCAAGGATAAAGAACGCCAAACCTCTTTTGAATTGCGGGGTTTACTTTTTTAACTTTATAGTTTATCAGTATCTTAAAACTGTTAGTATTATGGCAAAATTTGAATTAAGATTTTACGATTGGCTTAACGAAAACCAAACAATTGAAGTTAAAGAATTTAACGGGATAATTTCAATATTTGCAAAAGACAAAGCACAAATAAACACTTCGGGCGTTTGTATTCATTTAGACAAATCCACAGCAATAAAATTCGCTAAAACACTTCGCACGGAAATAAACAAGATCACAGAAAGTGAGGTTTCAAATGGATAAGTTAACCAAACGAAAAGCCTTTAATTTTTTTCGATCTTATTTTGACGTATATAACCAATTGGAAACAATGGAAGACAAAGTCGCATTTATTGAAGCTTTATTAGACCGCCAATTTATGGGAATAAAACCAACTAATTTAACGGGTATGGCTAAATTTGCATATATAAGCCAAACCAATAGTATAGACAGTCAAGTCGTTGGTTATGAGCATAAAACCGGAAACATTTTAACTACTATCGAAGGGGTTGCCGTA